GCTTGATACGGGCAGCGTGGGTTGCATCAATTTTTCCCGCCACATAGATTCCGAATCACCGCGCAGGACGCCGTAAGGTCCGCGCCGGGCACCCAGGCTAAGGCGAGCCGCAATCGCCGGATTGGCCCGTCAAGCAGGTCTCCGCAGGGCAGAGACAAGCCGCCAGAAATGGCTCCTTCGTTTTTGCATCGGGAGAAGCAACGTGGCCAACAGCCTGTTGACGATCAACATGATCACCAACGAGGCGGTGCGTCTGTTCAGCCAGACCAACGCCTTCCTGCGCCGGGTCAACCGGCAATATGACGACCAGTTCGCGCGCTCGGGCGCCAAGATCGGCAATACCCTGCGCATCCGCCTGCCGAACGACTACGTCGTCAACACCGGCCCGGCGATCACGCCGCAGGGCACCAACGAGCAGAACACCACGCTCACGGTCGCGACGCAGAAGAACGTTCCTGTCGCGTTCGGAACCGCCGAAAAGACCATGTCCCTCGACGATTACAGCGAGCGCATTCTGGCGCCCGCCGTGAACCGTCTGGCGGCATCGATGGCAGGCGACCTGATCAGCGTGTCGAACGCAGCGGCGAACCTGTCGTTCAAGACGGATGGTTCGGGCAACCTGGTTTCGCCGGATGCTGGTACGTGGCTGAACGCCGGTGCGCAGCTCTCGCAGAACCTCGCGCCGCGCATGGATCGCACGATCATCCTCGACATGCTGACGGAAGCGCGCACGGTCAATTCGCTGGCCGGCCTGTTCAACCCCCAGCAGAAGATCGCCGATCAGTACGAGACCGGCATGATCACGATGGATACGCTGGGCTTCGACTGGTTCGACGACCAGACCGTCCAGATCCACACGAACGGCACGTTCACGGCCGGCACGGTCAACGGTGCGAACCAGACCGGCAACACGCTGGTCACGAACGCGATCACCGGCACGCTGAACGCGGGCGACATCATCACCATCGCCGGCGTGAACGCGATCAACCGTCTGACCGGCCTGACGCAAGGCACGCTGCGCCAGTTCGTCGTGACGGCAAACGTCGCGTCGGGCGCCACGTCGATCCCGATCTATCCGGCCATCGTGCCGGCGCCGGCCGCGTTCAACACGGTCACGGCGTCGCCCGCGAACGGCGCGGCGATCTCGCTGGTGCTGCCCGCATCGACGTCGTATCGCCAGAATCTTGCGTTCTACCCGGAAGCCTTCACGCTCGCCACCGCCGACCTCGAAATGCCGACTTCCGGCGTGGTCGAATCGGCGCGCGCGGAGTTCGACGGGTGCGCGATGCGGATGATCACCGCGTACGACGTGATGAGTGATAATCTCATAACCCGTCTTGATGTCCTATATGGGTTTGCTGCGATTCGCCCTGAATGGGCAAGCATCGTGGCAGACGTGCTCTAAACGATGGTTGTTTGAGCATCCCATCAGGTCTAAAATGATTACACGTTTGGACCTGATGGGAGTGAAAAATGAAGGTGATTTGTTCGGTTGAGGGGTGCGGCAAACAGGCGAGAACCAAGGGGCTGTGCGCGAATCATTACCAGACCCTTTGGCGTACCGGCAGCGTGGATGGAAAGCTCCCGGAGCGATATGGTGAGAAGACGAAGCATCCGTTGTACATCACTTGGCACAAGGCCTTCATGGCCGGCTTGATGTGCGACGAATGGCGCGACTTCTGGCGGTTCGTCAAAGAAATTGGCGTAAAGCCAGCGGACGGGAAGTATCGAATCAGTCGGCTGGACAAGGGGTCTCCTTATTCGACTTCGAACTGCGTATGGAAGCGCGTCGATGTGAGTCGCAACCCAGGAGAGTCCGAAGCTAGTTATCAAAAGCGCCGAATCGAAGGAGGCGCGCGGAAACGAGAGCCATATACGTATGCCAAGGGACTGAAAGCAAACCACGGCATGACGGTTGAGGAATACGAAGCGATGGTCGCTGCTCAAGGAAACCTCTGCGCGATGTGCGGAAGGCCAGAGCGGCGAACCGATCCGAAGGGGCAGATAAAGCGACTTGCGGTCGATCACTGCCACACGAGTTTGAAGCGGCGCGCGCTGTTGTGCGCTGCATGTAACACGGCCTTAGGGCTTCTTGAAGACCGCATTGACCTGTTCGAGAAGGCAATCGCGTACCTCAAGGATCACTCCGGCTAAATGGTGTCTCCTCCGGGTGGTGCTTGGGACCGGGGAAACCCGGTCTTTTTTTGGAGATTTGAATGCGTGCATCCTTCATCCCGCCGAACCAGAACGGTCGCAATTTCACCGCGCCGTATGTCTTCGTCGAGTATCCGAAACACGTGGCGCTGGCCGATGGCTCGGTGATCACCGTGAACAACGCCGACGAGGAAGCTGCGGCGACCGCGAAGGACGAGCCGGCCGACGAGCGCGCGACGCTGCTCGAACAGGCCCGCGCGCTGGGGCTGTCCCCGCATCCGCTCACCGGCGTCGCCAAGCTGCGCGAAGCCATTGCCGCGGCGCAGGCGTAGTCATGACCAGTCCCGTTCCGCAGACCCCGCGCGACCTGATCAATCTCGCGCTGAAGACGGCAAACGTCCTCGGCGTGGGTCAGACCGCGGCTGCGGAGGACATTAACGACTGCTTCAACCTGCTCAACATGCTGATGGCGCAGTTGCAGCGCCGCCGGTACATGATCTACGAGCTTGTGACGGTCTCGAAGCAGGGCACCGGCGCGCTGTCCTATACGGTCGGCCCAGGCTGCGATTTCGACGTGCCGCGCCCGGCGAAGCTGGAATCGGCGTTCTTCCGCCAGAATCAGAACACGCCGCTGCCGGTCGATTATCCGCTTGAGATTCTTCGCGCGCGCGAGGACTACAACCGGATATCGATCAAGAACCTGAATTCCTTCCCGCGCTATGCGTTCTACGACGCAGCGTATCCGATCGGCAACGTCTTCATCTGGCCGCTTCCGAGCAACCAGTACGAGATTTTCCTGACCGTGATGCAGCAGCTTCAGCAGTTCCAGAACCTGAGTGATGCGATCGCACTGCCGCCTGAATACAGCGCGGCGCTGATGTGGAACCTGACGCTCGAGCTGTATCCGTTCTACGGCCTGCCGGTCAGCCCGGTTGCCGAGAAGAAGGCCGCGGCGTCGCTGTCGATCATCGAGGAAGTGAACGCGCAGATTCCGCGCCTGCAGATGCCGATCGCGCTGCAGGGCAATAACACGGGCACATACAACATCTACGGCGACTTCTATATCGGGAGTTCTCCGTAATGGCCAAGTTCCCGCTCATCACCGGCGCTTACTCTGCCAAGAGCCTTGTCGCGGAGGCGCAGCGGTGCGTGAACCTGTATGCCGAGCAGAACCCGAAGGATTCGCCGTTCCCGTTCACCTACTACCCGACGCCGGGCCTTACCCTGAAGGCAACGGCTACACCGTCATTCGGAACCGGCTGGCGCGCGCTGTGGTTTGCATCGAACGGCAAGCTGTATGGCGTATGCGGCGCCACGGTGTTCTCGATCGACTCATCGTTCAAGCTCACGAACCTGGGCGACATGGCGACCGACAGCGGCCAGGTGAATATGGTCGACAACGCCAATTTCGTCGTGATCGTTGATGGCACCAATGCCGGCTACACGATCGATCTGACCGATGACAAGTTCGCGGCCATCACCGACGGCGCGTTCGCTGGCGGCAATACGATCGGCTTCGTCGACGGGTTCCTGGTGCTGAACATGCCCGGCACGCGAGAGTGGTACATCTCGCTGAACGATGAAGTGTCGTTCGACGCGACCGACTTTGCTTCGAAGTCAGGCTTCTCTGACGCGCTGGTCGGCGTTGCAATCGCGAAGCGCTACATCTACCTGATGGGCGCAGAAACGATCGAAGTGTGGTTCAACGCGGGGGACGCGACCTTTCCATTCGAACGCCTGCCGGGCGTTTTCATGCAGCACGGATGCGCGGCCGCAGGCTCTGTCGCGCAGATGGACGGCGAAATCTACTGGCTCGCGCAGTCTCCGCAGGGCAACTGCTACGTGAACCGCACATCACAGTTCAACGCGACGCAGATTTCGACCTTCGCGCTCGATAACGAGCTTGCGACATACCCGCGCATCGACGACGCGATCGGCTTTACGTACCAGATCGAGGGGCACTTCTTCTATGTGCTGACCTTCCCGACCGCGGACAAGACCTGGCAGTACGACCTGTCGACTCAGCAGTGGAACGAACTGAACTGGATCGACGCGGACGGCGCGCTGCACCGGCACCGCGCGAACTGCTATGCGTCGGCCTACGGCATGCCGATCGTCGGCGATTGGGAGAACGGCAACCTGTATCTGTGGGACGTGAACGCGTACACGGACAACGGAAACCCGATCCCGCGCATCCGCTCGTTCATGCACAGCGTCGACGACAACAGCGACCGCATGCGCTATCGCGAGTTCATCGCGAACATGGAAGTCGGTAATGGGACCGGCACGTATGACCCGGTCCCGGTATTTCTGCGCTGGAGCGACACGCGCGGCAAGTCGTGGGGCAACGCCATCAGCATCAGCCTCGGCATGGAAGGCGAATACATCACGTCGCTGCAGTATCAGCGGCTCGGCATGGCGCGCGATCGCGTGTTCGAACTGTCGTGGTCGGCGCCGGTCAAGACCGCGCTGCTGGGTGCGTGGACGCAAGCGGAGTCGAACAACCAATGAGCACGCCGCCGACCTCCACGATCCAGACCGATGTGCCGCTGGTCAACGTGCCATTTGTCGACCTGAAGACCGGCGTCGTCACCGAAACGTGGTTCCTGTTCCTGATCCAGCTATTCCGGCGCTCCGGCGGCTCGAGTGGCATTCCCCCGAATAGCCTCACCGTCGCCGATGTTCTCGCGCTCGAAGAACTCTTTTCGCCGGCAGGATCTGGCTCCGAGAATGAGTTTGAGATGGAAATGGCTTTCCCGCCGATAGTGCCCGCGCAATACCTGCCGGAGTCGACTTTTGCGCCTGCCGCCGACACAGGTTATGCGCAGTCGGCCGGCGCGGTAACGCTTGGCGCATCGCCGGCGACCTACATGGCGAGCTACCGCCAGGGATTTCATATCACCGGGGGCACCGTGTCGGCGCTTTCGATACAGCGCGGCGCTATCGTCCTGCCGCTCGCACCAGGATCGCAGATCGTCGAGTTAAGCCCCGGGGACGCGGTGACCGTTACCTATTCAGTCGCGCCGACCGTGACCATTTTGCCGAGGTAGAGCATGCAGCGCATTCCGAAATCCATCCCTGCAGCGCAACTCACTATCTCTCCGGTGCCGTATTACACGGCCAACCCGGGTGTGACGGCGACGATCAATAACCTGTCTCTGACCAATACCAGCGGCGCACCCGTCGCGGTGTCTCTCTTTCGCGTTCCGTCGGGTGGAACGGCGGTCGCAGGCAACACGATTCTTTCGGGCTTCTCGATCGCTGCCGGCCAGACCTATGTTCCGCCGCAGGCGATCGGCCTGCAACTCGATCCCGGCATGACGCTTCAGGCGCTTGCCGCAACCGCAACCGCAGTAACCATCGCCGGGGGCGTCTACGAGACCTCTGGATCACCTTCGTAAAGGAGCATTGAAATGCCCAACTATCTCGGTACTGCAACGGACGAACCGGTTGTCGCTTCGCTGACCTTCAAGGGTACGCCCGGCGACAAGGTGACGCAGATCTATCGTCTCGCGTTGACGATCTCGCCGGCTGCAGTGGCGGCGAACACGACCGCCGAACAGACCTTCGCGCTGGCCGGCATCGCGGTGGGCGATGTGGTCTATGTCTCGAAGCCGACCGCGCAGGCTGGCCTCGGCATCGTCAATTGCCGCGTGAGCGCTGCCAACACCCTCGCGATCACGTTCTCGAACAACACGGCGGCCAGCATCACGCCGACCGCTGCCGAGACGTATCAGGTGGGCGGGATTCGCTGATGCGCAATTTCCATCTGCTCGCGAGCGGCGTGGACGTCAATCCGCTGGTGCTCGCCATCAAACGGCGCCCGGAGTTGTGGCAGGAGGATACGTTCCTTCGCCACTACCCGCAGGGGCCGTTTGGCGAGACGGAAACGATCATGCTGCGTTTCCCGGAGAAGGTCGAAGGCCTGACCGAGGAGCAGATCGAGGCGTACAAGCAGAACCAGCTTGCCGGATACGACCAGTACGAAGCGGTCGACTACCCGCCGTACAAGCTGCTGCACGAAGCGCGGCCGATCGTCATGAACCTGATGGCGCGCGTGGCCGGCGAGCGCCTCGGGCGCGTGATGATCAATAAGATCGTGCCCGGCGGCCGCATCTTCGAGCATGCCGACACGCCTGAGCAGACGCGCTACTACACGCGCTTTCATGTGGTGCTGCAGGGCTTGCCCGGCGCGGTGCTGAAGTGCGGCGACGAGCAGATCAGCATGACCACGGGCGACTGCTTCTGGTTCGACAACAGCCAGGTGCATTCGGTGGTGAACAACAGTTCGTCCGACCGCATCAGCATGGTCGTGGATATCAGGACCTCGCGATGATCACTTTCGCCATCGAACCGTTCAGTCGCGTCTACGACGAGATGCGGCCGCTGCTCGAGAAGCACTACGCGGAAATCTCGACGCACAAGGATCACGGCGTGCCGCTCGATCCGCAGGTCGAGGCATACCGCGCGCGCGAGGCGGACGGAACGCTGCTGATGGTGATCGGGCGCGAGATGGGGCAGATCGCCGCGTACTTCGTGTGTTTCATCGCGCCCGCGTTGCATTACCAGTCGTGCCTGACCTGCTCGCCGGACATCTTCTACGTCGAGCCGAGCCGGCGCGGTCTGGAGATCGGCGCGCAGATGTTCCAGTTCACCGAGCAGGAACTGCGGCGCCGAGGCGTCAAGCGCTGGGCGGTGGGCAACAAGGTGCAGTTCGAGGCGGCCGCCGGTGCGCTGTTCCGCGCGCAAGGGTTCGCGCCGGTCGAAACGATCCACGAAAAATGGCTTTAAGGGGTGATCTATGGTTGCAGCAGCGGTAGGCATCGGTACAGCGGTCGCGGGCGTGGCGGGCTCGGCCATGTCCTCCAATGCTGCATCCAGCGCGGCCGACACGCAGGCGCAGGCGGCGAACAACGCGGCTGGCCTGCAGTGGCAGGAATTCCAGCAACTGATGCAGAACCAGGCTCCGTATATGCAGCTTGGCTCCAGCACGATTCCGCAACTGCAGGCGCAACTTGGCAAGCTCGGCAATATGCAGTTCTCGTTCAATCCTACCGAGCAGCAGCTCGAGCAGACGCCGGGCTATCAGTTCACGCTGCAGCAGGGACTGAAGGGGGTCGATAACCAGCTTGCTGCAAAGGGGTTGAACCTGTCCGGCGCGCAGGCGAAAGGTATTGGCCAGTACACGACGGGCCTTGCCGATCAGACCTACCAGCAGCAGTACCAGAACGCGCTGCAGAACTTCATGACGAACTACGGCGTGCAGTCGGACGCCTATAACCGCCTGTCTGGGCTGGTCGGTCTCGGCCAGAACTCCGCGGCTGGCGTCGGCAATGCAGGGCTGCAGACGGCGAGCAACGTGGGCAATTTCCTGACCTCGGGCGCTAACGCGCAAGCGGCCGGCATGATCGGCAGCGCGAATGCGATCAACGGCGGCTTGAGTTCCGCTGCGCAGGGCGGCCTGCTGTATTC